GCTCGAGATCGTCCACGTCGTAACGCTGGGGACAAAGCGCCTGGCCCACTTCGGTACGCCAATCAGCAACCGTTTCGCAGTGTGGCGGCAGGATCGGTCGATCACCCTCGTCCTCGTAAAGAGCTGGGAGATCCACGATAGTCCAGTTTTCACGGCCCTTCTCCGAGACGTTCATTTCGTTTTCGAGCAGTTGCCCGATCATGTCATTCTCAGACCATCGGGTCTGAATCACAACGATGGCGCCCACGTGGGGCTCAAGACGTGTGTACAGGGTCGAGGTGTACCAGTCGTTGAGCTTCTCCATCATGCGGGGGCTCTCGGCGTCCTCGCGGTTCTTCACGGGGTCGTCGATGATTAGCAGGTGACCCGAGCGACCAGTGATGGCACCGCCAACACCAGCAGCCCACAGACCACCACCGCCCTCGGTTCCCCAGGCATTCACGGCCTGGGAGGAGGGGTTCAGGAGGCCGCCTGCCTCACGATAGTAGTCGCGGGCCTTGCGGGAGAATCCTTCAGCGAGCTCTGCGGAGTAGGAGCTAATACCCACAAAGCGCTCGGGATGAGCAAGTAAATAAGCAGCAGGAAGGAGCTGCGAAGCCAATAGACTCTTTCCGTGTCGAGGCGGGACTTGAAGTATGAGTCGATTACATTCTCCGTCGAGGACTCGCTGAAGCTGCTCGATGACTGTTGCATGGAATTTGTAGAATTTGTAGTTGGGGAATACCTGGCGGATGAACTTCCACAGGACGACCTTGTTGCCGTTCTGCTGGCGCTCAGCCTTCTTGGCCTTGACGGCCTTGACCAGATCCTGTCCAGAAGCGGCCTTCTGGAGGTAGTCTTTTCCGAGTTTCTGGGCCATTATTCGTCGAGGGGGATGTCGTAGATATCGTCGGTCACGTCCTCGACGCTAACCTGCTCGAGCTCCTGGTCAACAACTTGCATCAGCTCATTGACGCCCAGGGATGTAGCCCACGCCTGGCGGCCCTGCTCGGAGATGTTGGCCGCGGCCCGCATCAGACCAGACACCAGTGCCATCGGGATCTCCTCCCCTTCGGCATCGGCCTTTTCGATGCGCTTCTGGATCACCGCCATCAGGTCATTGCTCACGGCAACGAACTTCTCAGCCTGCTCCTGCTGGCTCTGGCGGAACTTCTCAATACTCTGACGGTGGCGGGTGCGCTCAACCTTGTTGGCGTCCTTGAATGCGGCAGTGAGCTGCTTCTGATCCCACTTGGCGGCACGCTTTTGCCACTCGTAGCGGTCGGCGTAGTTCTGGATGGTCTCGGGCGCAAGCTCAACAATCTCTGCCACCGCAGCATAAGACCTCCCAGACCCCAGATTCATGTAGGTCTGGAAGGCGCGGTACTCTTTGTCGGTCTCGTGGCGGCCAGCCTCTCGGACTCGATAGCCTCGACGGAAGTTGTAGATCGGCCCAGGGTTGTAGGGCGGCTCTGCTTCTTTCCAGCTTGACGGGTCCGAGGACACAGGAATCTCTCCTATCTGCTGGCTAGTATACCTACAGCTTCCATTCCAGCTCATCGAGAGCTGCTGCGACGGAAGGGAAGTGGGCGCGGAAGATGTCCTTGGCCTTGAGGGCCACGGCCTGGTGCTCTTCCTGGGTACCGTTGGCGGAGCGCAGGCAGATGTAGTGGATCCACGAGCGACAGTTGCCCGTCATGTACAGAGTGGTCTCTGCAGCCTGCGGGAGGATAGCCCTTGCGCATTCCTTGGCCACACCGTGCTCGAGCATTGCCTTGTACAGCTCTTCGGCTTGGCGGAAGTGCTCATCGAGCTTGGCCTGGAACCAAAGTTGAGTATCGCCTCGAAGCTCGTCTACGCTCTTTTGACGGTTCTTAGGATGAGGTGCCCGCAAGTGGGGTAGGTGGATGTTCAGGGGTGCCTCAGCCTCTCCTGCATAGCGCCTGGAGAGCTGCTGGAAGCAGAAGCTACGGTGGCGCAGGATCTGCGTGGCAATGTCCAGGGTGGTGGTGATCTGCAGGGTCATTTGAGCATGCTCGAACACGCTCCAGTGGCCGTGCTTGATGCAATACTTCAGGAGGCCAGCGACGTTGGGGTTGTCCTGGTTCTGTGGATTGCTTACACGAGCCACGTAGCCCATAAACTGCTCAGCCTCGGGGGTTACGAACTCGAGGTTGACGCGAGGGAACAAGGCTTTGGTGTAGTCGGTGTTAATGATGGCCATCAGTACTCCGTGCGAACTTTGGGGTTGTAGGGGTGGCGCTTTTTGTCCTGGATGGTTCTAGTGATACCTTCGTAAGCGCCGAAGAAGGTATCGGCGGTGCCGCAGTAAGGGGCTCTTGCGTTAGCGTCACCCTCTACGGTCCAGTCCCACCAGCCGTCGACGAGCTCAATCGTGATCCTCAAAACAGATCCTCCTCCTCAGTTGTGGGTTGGCCGTATGGAGTGTACCAGGAAGGATACTCCAGTGAGCGGATTCTAGGCTCGCGATTGGGCCAGCGGCCCAGGTCGTTACAAGTCTTATACAGTCTGATGGCAGCGGTACACTTGGCCATACCCTCGGCCATCATGGCGTCGCTCACGTCGAAGATGTCGACGGTGTAGGGTGCCTTGCGCTCAACAGCAGCGAACATGAACTTGAAGGGCTTGCCAAAGGCCACCTCAGCCGCCTTGGCGTAGTAGGCCGCCTGGAAGTCGTAGCCCAGGCCCACCACCTTCTTGGTAAACAGGTCGGGCTCGACGCTGTCGGTGGTCTTGAGGTCCAGGACGATACCCTCGTCAACCAGTACGCGGTCCAGGCGAGCCTTGCAGCGAACACCCTCCCAGTCCCAGTAGATCGAAACCTCGTTGTACTTGATGTACTCTGCATCACTACCGGAGAACCACTCCAGGCGGCGCAGGGATTCAGCCATACCTTGCACGCTGCCCCAGGGGTCGTCCTTGCCTCCCTCAGCTAGCGCCTTCTTGCGCCCCAGGGACGCCTTCCACTCTTTGCCCTCCTTGGTAGCCAGACTAAGGCCGTCGGGCTTCCTAACGTAGCTCCCGTTGAACGCGGCCTCCCCGTCCAGCACGAGGCTATGCAGGGCGGTCCCCATCTCCATCGCGGGAGTGGGGATCATCTTGAACTTCAGGGCTGCCTGGTAGTGCGCAGGGCTCTCCAGGATCTTCTTGAGCGATGACTGGTTGACGCCTTCCTCGCGTCTATAGTCGAAGTCGCTCTGATTAAAACAAGTCTCGGCCACGTTAGAACAGCGGTTCCTGCTCACAGTTTAGTGGGTAGATCCGAACCTCCCAGCGAGAGGCGCCCCTGGCGGCCTTCTTCCAGCGCACCTGTATCTCAGGGATGATCGATACACGATCGTCCACCCAGAGCACCTTGTTGGCCGTGTCCATGAAGGCACCGATGATGTTGTCGGCATCAGCCCTGCCCTCGCCGTAAACGTCCAGCTCCAGGCGGATGGGCCCCTCGAGCGGCTCTCCCTGGTACTGCTCCTTGATCTGGCGCAGCATTTCCTTGCGCTTGTCCTGGTAGTCCTTCGGCATGAAGGTACCCCTCGAGGTGACCCTGGGGCGGGCCTTCGAGAACAGGACCATATGAATGGTCAGGCTGATCACTTGCGAGTCTCCCAGTAAGTGATAAACAGCACGATGGCACTAAAAAGGGCACTGCTAATGATAGCAGTACCCAGGGTCAAGCCAGTGAAAGCTAGGAAGGTCATGTCGCCTTGAGCAGCCGTTCGGCCGCCTCTATTGGTGTCATAGCGTTCCAATGGAAGAACTGCTCCTCGTCGCTGATAAAGTGTTCACGCCACATTCGATTCGAGGAGTAGTTCATAATGTCGTGCCACATGTTCCCCACCAGGATCAGAGGCTTGTTCTCCATGTGACGAACCTGCAGCAACTGGATCACCGTCAGGATTTCCAGCATAGTGCCATAGCCACCAGGAAGAGCAATGAAAGCGTCGCACTCATCAGTAAACTGCTTGAGTCTGGTAAAGAAATTGTCGTGGTGAGAGTCACGCTGCACTGCTGCGTTTGTCTCGGACTCAAATGGCAGGTAAATTGAGTATCCGAGCGAACAGGTGCTTCCCTCGCAACCAAGCTTGGCTCCGACGTTAGCCGCCTCCATGAGTCCAGGGCCACCACCTGTGGCGATTGTCCAGCCATTGGAAGCCAGCAGGCGAGCCGCTTGAACGGTGTTGTAGTATAGTTCCGTTTCTGGCTTGGGCCTGGCGGAACCGAACATTGCTACGGTGCTCATTGTGCTACTCCGAGGATGTAAGTGCGGCCATCCTTGTCGACGCCAAAGATGATGCCACGACGTTCAAAGGTGCTGACGATCTCGTCCTTCTCGAACTGATCGAGGTCCTTGTGCAGCTCGTCTACGTCGAAGTCGCAGGAAGGGTAACGCAGGGCTGCCTCTTCGGGATCGGGCTCGTCCCACTCGGCCTGGCCGATGTAGTCGACGCCACGGGTCACAGGGATGGGATACCCCAGAAGGATCTGCTCCAGCTCGGCATCGGGCTCCATGGGGCCCAGGGTGTCGTCCCACAGTGCGTACTGGTTGTCCAGGGAGCGCTCTGCGTTGAACTCGTGGCCCTCGGCTGCGCAAGCGGCATAGTCCTGCAGCACGTCCTCGTAAGTGACGGCGTAGGGGACCTGCTGGGCCCCGATAGCCTCGATCTCGCGCTCCAGGTACCAGATGGCCTTCTTGAGCCCTTCGCGGGGATCCTCGCCAGGCTTACGGCCGTTGCGAGAGATGTACTTCACGGCGTTGCCGAGGCGGTAGTTCAAGCCCCAGTCCTCGATTACCTCGATGGGCTCGTGCTTGCGGTCACCACGGTAGTGGTTGGGGTTGATGCTGTCGTAGGTCATTTTTTGTTCGGGGTGTACTCGCGGATGTTTCGAGCATCATAACATGTTACTCGCCGTTGGCCAATCTTAAGGAAGACCACGCAACGAACCTTATCACTATGCTCGACGGTGCCTTTGCCCCAGCCAGCGCCAATGAACACCTCCACGTTGGTGTTACGGCGAAAGATTGGCAATGGGGTTGGCGATTGCTGCATGCGCTCGCCTGCCTTGACGGTTGAAGGCTTGGGTGTGAATTCGCCTGTTTGCTTGTTGAACCTACCCATTTTTCCTCACATGCTCATCCTGGAGGATGATGGCACTCTCCAGCGTGTTCCACAGGGCCGTAGCCTGCTTGAAGCTCAGGCCCTTGTGCTTTTCTTTGGTCTTCTTGTCGATCACACAGTACATGCCGCCAGAGGGCGGATCCTGGTGGTCCTGGACGTCGCGCTCGAGGTTGCGCTGGTAGCGCTCCCGACGAACACGCTTGTTGCTTCGATCAGACATGGGTATCTCCTAGAAGGGGACAGGCAGGCGGTCGCGTTCCTCCTTGGCCAGGTCAGCCAGTAAGTGTTGGGGCATCATAGCATCCAGCGCGGTCACCACGTTGATGACGTGAGGAACGTTCTGGCGGTTGGCCCCCAGGGTCAGAACCCAGATGTCCTGATCCTCGTTATAGCGGCAGAGGCCCTCGCCAACCATCTCGCCAAGAACCTCGTCAACCAGGAGCTCCGCACGGCTGCGGTCGCCATAGTCGCCCAGGAACGGGTC